CTCCACCCTCAAAATAATTTCTCACATGAGTAATTAAATTAGGGTCTTCTCGCATAGCATCAAGGATAGGCATGTAAGGTTCAATTTCGGAAAGTTTTCCGTTTAACCTTTTAGCTTCTCTACTTGAATCACTATACCTTTTTTGTAAAGTATCTACTTCAGATACTTCTTCCTGAACTTCTACATTAGGGCTCGTCTGCGTGTTACCGCTTTGTTCCGAGGTTGGTTGCGAAGGTTCATCTATGATTGCACCATTGACTTGTCTATCTAATGTTTCAAAGAAATCATCAGTATTCATGTCCATGACTGCACCTTGTACGTTTGTACTTTCGGGGGCTTCAGTAGCGTTGCCTACTTGTTCTGACATACTAATCTCCTTTTTAGAGTTTTGTTAATTTATGAATAACAATTAACATTTCAAACTATTTAATTGCTAAACATTGTTTGACTTTCTTACTCCAAACATACCCGCTTTTACACTTGCGGTTTCCACCTTTTTCTGGATGTACTTTATTATGTTCAGCTTTTGAAATTTTTGCTACATTTGTAGAACTATTATTTTTTTTATTACCGTCTTTATGGTGGACTACTTCACCACGACCAGCATTTGCTTTATTTCTATAATGAGTTTGGCTGCTTCCGTCTTTCCATCTACCATTCTTTCTGCCATCCCTAGCCATACTGGAATATGACTTCTTTTTCCAATTACTCATTTTCTTTAACATCTTGTTTAGAGTTTTCCATATCCGATTTCATATCATCTTTCATTTTCTGAAATTCAACTTTTAACATTCCTCTTAGAAGTTTTTGTTGAGCTTCAGTTTCGAGAACATCTTTTCGTATTTCATTAGATGCAGTACCGACTTTCATCTTTATACCAGCTTGTACTAATTGTCTTTCAAGAGTTTCAATAGTCCCATCTTTGTCTTTCAAGGCTTCTTGCATAGAAGAAACTTGACCTTGTAATTGAGAATAAACAGACTTTCTTTCTATTACTTGCTTTTTATTCCGTATATCAGTTTCAGCTATCATAGCTATATCATCTATGAGACCAGCTTGGAACCATTTAAAATATTCTTCTAATAATGCCCATCTATTTACTGGCATTGTAGCTCCTGCTACTACTCTTACATCGAATCTTGCAGTAGAATAATCCTTAAATTTCCCTATTGCTTCTCCATAATCATTATATACTTGAATATTAATTCTTACTTCTTTTTCTTGCTCTTGTGGAGATTGCCCAGCCTCTGGTTGTACTATCCTAAATACTTTTTCAACTGAATAATGCTTTTGAGCCCTCATTTGAAAACATCTACCAAGATGCTCTAAAGCAGGTTCTACAACACTCCCCATCCAAGCCTTTAACCTACGAGTCCCAAATTCATCATTCGCAAGTAATCCCCTATAAGTCTCCGCTTGGTCTTGAGCAAATCCCATCATAGCGGAAGGAACTCCACTTATATACTCAGCGTCTGATTTGCCTTCTTGAACCACAGTGTAAAATGCATTATTAATTGGGGCTGGTAATATAGGAGTGGGAGTAGCAAATCCCTGTCTGTATTTTAATAAAGCACCGGGAGATGAAGAGTATTTCTCCCATTCTTCTTCAGGGACAGCTCCTTCTTCATACATCCATCTAAGATTAGAAGCTAAGTTTGCATTATGAAGCATAATCTGATGAGCTTTATTAATCTCTTGTTGTTTCCCTATTAACGGTTGAACTGCGCTCATAGGATATGGAGTCCCAGTATACATATAAGGAATAGGAATAATTGGATATTCATTCATTGGTAAAATATATTCATATAAAAATACATCATCACCAGCACTACAAGTTTGTACTATTCTATTTTCAAAAAACTTTATAGAATCTAAAATATTCTTTTTTGATTGTGCATTACTTGAAAGAATCTTATAATCAGCCTCGCTCATTATCTGTTGCACTACTTGAGTAGCCGCATCCTGAGCCTCGGACATTAACTGCATTTCCTTTTCTTTAATTGCCTGAGCGGCCATTTCTTGAGACTTTTTTATCTCTAGCTGGGCTCTTTCTGGAATTATTTCACCAGATTGTACGGCCTGCTCAATTTGCATCTGTTTTTCTATAAGGCTAACTTCTATTTCTTGCTGAAAATCGGATAGTTGTTTTTGAACATCTTCTTTAATATTGTCCATTTCAGCTGGAGATGGATTAACTTTTATATAAACATTTCTATATGGAAACTTCTTTTTAGAATATGTTTCATAGTATGGGATAATATCTTCATCTTCAGCATCAAGACTAATCCCCATTGTAATATCTTCAGGTTGGGATGTTCCACTTAAATCAGTATCTCTTTCAGAATACGAGACAACATCAGTGCTTTTTGATACTTTTTTAATCTTAGATTCAAACTCAGGAAGCATATTAATAAGTCTTGTTCTTGCTATATTCTTTCTTACTTGTATAAAATTTGCATCTCTGAATAAAAAGTCTCTACTTGCAGGGTCGACATATACATCATATGGGTCTAGCCTATTAAATCTCACTTCCCCCATACCTCTATCAGCGTCTTTATCTATATCTACAAGAAAATATCCCACGCCTTTAGTTAAAGCATCAAGGGCAACTTGACTATATAATGACTTACCATTAGATAAGTACCAACAATAATCTGCAATATCTGAATGTACTTGAGCCACATCTACATCATCTCCAGTAGCTCCAACTGCTTTCCATTTGGGATTATTAGCAGTCACAAAATATTTCATTATCTCTATAATAGGAGTTACTCTATTAATAGTGAATGTGGGCATTCCAGATTCTTCTAACTGGTCTTTCTCTTCCTTAGATAATTGCTCATCGAGATAAAAGTCATACCCTTTCTGACTTAAATGTTGCCATCTTTGCCTATGGGAATTATTAGCTCTTTCCCATATTTGCTTATTTATTTGGGCTTTTGATTTTTTAGTTGTTCTTGCCATTAATCCCTCTCTATTTCTTGTGTAGCCCAGTCACGAACTTTCCCAGCGCTCTTTTTCAAAAATCCAAATACCTTATCATCCACTTGCGTTCTATCACGAAGCCTTGTCTTGACTTTTTCCATTTTTGTTTCAGAAGGTTTAGCTCTTCTTATTCTTTGTGGTTTCATTATAGCCGACGGCTTCTTCTTTTCTTCATAATAAACTCTGTCATACATTTCAAAACCGGGCAATGCCCAATCAAATACTTTCTCAGCAGTCTCTATACCAGTTTTAGCATCTATATCCCATTTATCATACACAGACATATATTTGCCTTTGTCATCTTCACCAATTCCAACTTGAAATCTTCCCATCCCAATTACACCGGGATTAACAAAATCAGAGTCTCCTTTCTTAACATCTTTTGAATACCCAACATTATACGATTTTCCCACTTCCATCTCAGGTATATGTTTTTTTAACCCTTTATATATAGACTGCACTTGGCTTTTATCACTAAAAGTATAAAATTTCTCACCTTTCTTCGCTCCTCTAGTTGGGGCAAATTCACTCTCCACCATTTCGTTATACCTTTGTGGTTGCTCAGATGCTAGTAACATTTGGTCAACTCTTTCACGAATTCTAATAGGGACTTTTCTACCTGAATCCAAATCTCCACTCTTCCATGGTTTCATTTTACCAGTCTTTAATGCTGTCCCATATATTCTTTGTTGCATATCCCCAATCCAAGCATCATTATAATCAGTACCACCTGAAAGAAATCTTAATCCTACTTTTAACCAATCTTGCTCATAATCATAACCCTGAGCGCTTGATACAGCTCTTTTTTTAATCCCAGATTCAAATTTTTCCCATAAACTTGCCATATTACTCTCTTATTTCTACATGAACTAAGTCATCGAAACTATTATCTGCTATCTCTCCATCAGAGTCCCAGTCGCCACCCCAGCGGATATTAACATTCATTTGTTTTCCTATACCACGAATCATACCACCCATATAATGAAATCGTTCTCTATCTTCCCAATCAATCGGGTAAGGAGCGAGGTCAACAGCTTTTCCTTGTATGTGTTTGGAATATCTAGTTTTAGTTTTCCCCTGTGCTAACAATTGCTCCTGCCGCTCCTTACTCCGAAGTCCTTCAATAATGGTAACATCCATTATCTTTATAAGTTCATTTAAAACATTAACAAGCTTAACATTTACACCTTTTAGACGCTCTTTGGAACGCCTACCGAATCTAGGCATCTATTTCTTAGCGCAACTATATAAACGACCCTGCCAAGTAAAACTCTTAGCTCCACCAGCGCAAGATGATTTAAACTTAGACCTAAAATCACCGGCTGCTTTAGAATCTTTCTTATACTTGGTATAAGTACCACCTTTAGTCGCTACAGCTCCAACAGCTCCTCTTGAAACCTTACCAGTTTTTTCCATGCCCGGGTAAGCTTTCTTTTTACGAGCTTGCGCTTTCTTACTATAGGAGGCTTCTTTAACTTGAGTTCCTTTCGCAGTCTGAACTGCTCCTTTTTTTGCAAGTTTCTTCAACCTTCTTCGTGAAATTGATTCCGATACTGCTGCTTTAGCTTTTTTTGCATATTTACCGGGATACCATTTTTCTTTTTTTGCCATTTTGCTTTCCTCTTTTATTTTAGGCTATTAGCCAATTTTTTGCTTTCCTTTTTGGCTTAAACCATGATTTTTTCTTTTCATCCTTTTTCATATTTGGTGGAAAAGCATGAACTTGTGAGTAATAAAGACTCTCTATTGTGTCATCATGACTCATTTTAGGGCCAAAAGTAAGGATTTCGTTGATTAAATCAAACATATTTTTCCTTAAATGCACCGTTCCTGTACTAAAACGGGCCGCAAGTCCCGAATAAATGCGATTTCTCTTTTGTTGCCCACCCGGTTTCTCAGGAATTACTGCAATATCGTACTTATTTATCCTTCTTCGCTCATCATTTAGAGCCTGAAAGATGCTTCTATTCATAGCAACGTCTTCTACAGTGGATGACATACAGTTATATTTCTGATGCAATTCTAGGATTATATCCACAACTCCTTTCTTACCAAGTATCTCACCAGTCTCTGGATTCTTAGAACCGATAGTGGGAATACTTCTATGCCTCTCATATTCTAATACATATAATTCATTATTAGAGTCAATAGCAATAACCATTATAACAGAAAAATCACTATGCTTTGTATCTATGTCTGTTGCAGGGTCGCAACCAATGAATGTATTAACAGGAATATCATCATTATCTTTAACAATATAATTAATACCATCTTCATTTTTGAAGTACCCTTCCCAGTATCTGATGTGTTCTCTTCTCCAGATTGCGTCTTCTTCACTCATAACCTCCATCATGTATTCTTGGTAAAACTTCTGAGGCTGACCTGAATCTGCGTAGAATTTTTTCTTTTCTTTTATTTTCTTTAACGGAAAAAACGATTCCCATAATGGTGTATTTTCATCCAGTAATGCTTTATAAGTAATAACTTTCCATGAAAACTTCTTGCCATCTTTTTTAGCCCTTGAGTAATTAGTAATAAGATTATTAATGAAAGAGTCATAATGTACGGGAGTACCATTAACACGCAACCTACCAGTATGAGGCTCAAGAGCGGGATACACAACAGCGGTAACCAAATTAGCGTTCTTATCCCTAGCTTCTTTCGTGATTGTATTCGCTTCATGTTCGAAGTCATCAAGGACAATGAGGTCGTATCTCTTGTGAAGTTTTGCCCCCCCTCTGATTCCTGCGACATTACTTTTACTAATAAGTTTACATCCATTAGATAATTCTATATCTTCTTCTGTCCATTTTCTACCTCTCATAGAACCAAAGTAGTATTTGATTTTATCATTGTATTCTAAGTGATGTTTGATATAATCCATATTCCCAACGCTAAGCTTTTGTGTAGCGGAAACCCAAGCATAAAATAAAAAATTCTCTCTTGTTGCAAATACAAAGTCTTTAATGATTGATGCTTTTGTTAAAACGGTCTTACCATGACCACGAGGTATAATAATAGCGGTTTGTTTTATATTTAAGTCATCAATGGCATCGGCTACTTCATAATGAAAGAAAGGAGTCTCACTGCGCATAAAATCGTCTGGAAGGAATAATTTACCAAATGATATAAGGTCTTTACTAGCTAATCGTAGGGCTTCTTCAGCTTTTGATACATTTTGAGAATTAATATTCACTATCTTAATATGCTAACTTTTTTATTGGATTAATATAAAACATTTTCTTCCAGCCATGTGTACTATTATCCATTTTCCAGAAATGCGGAACTAAAGTCATTATTCCAAAATGCAACTGTGGCACTTTTGCATTACCAGTAGTTCCAACTAATCCAATTTTTTGTGATGTCCTTACAAATTTGCCAAATGAAACATCATCTTTTGCTAAATGAGCATAATAATATATCCTCCAATTTGCTCCAAGTATAAATACCACATTCCCACCCATGCTAAACTTTCCCTTATAAATAACTACACCATCTGTTGATGATAATACGGGAGTACCCTCTTTTGCAAAAATATCTACACCTTTATGTACAACTGATTTACCCCATGGTTCTGACCAAAAAGTATTTTTATTCCAATCTTTTTCACTTGCTCCCTCAACTGGAATAATAATTGATTGAGGAATTATAGAAATTGCAATAAATAAAGTTACAATGAGATACATTTATCTTATATTTTTACTTAATTTTCCCAACAGTGGATACCATCTTTTTTAAATTCTATAGTAGTCCATCCAGTTCTTACAATAGGGAAGAAAGAATATCTTGCATAATCCGCATATCTAAGAAATGAACCACCTCTTATATACCACCTGCGTCTCAACTCTTCTGTATTGTCAGTCCCTATCACTAGACTATCCATAGGTTTTACATATAGTTGATGATTATGACCTAAGAAGAATACATCTCCTTCACTATATACAGCAGCCATTCTATCTAATTCTAAATCTCCATTCTTACCACCTGATTTCCCATGACCTGAAACAAGATTATAAGTTTTACCACTTACTGTTATTCTTGTATAACCGGGCATCCTATAATACGGAACTCCTAATTCTTTTGCTAATACTTTACATACATCGAAGTCCAATATATTAAAAGAACGTATATAATCATGGTTACCACCTCTAATAAACAAACACTTATCTTTGATAGTCTCTACTAATCTTATAAACTCTAAGTATTGGTCTTCTGGCGAAATATCCTGACCTCTCTGATTTATTTTATAATGAGGAGGAATTAACTCTAATAAATCACCATTACCAAACCATCTAGCATTATCATCTTTTTCTATGGCTTCAATAGCTTCTTCAAACTTTTTAAAGTCATGCTCCACTGCTCCCACATGTACATCAGTAAGGCCATGTATTCTTATCTCTTTTCCACCATCTACTTCTAATATATCACCCGGTTCAACATGTTTTAATTGATGTATATCATCAACATCAATCTGCATAGAAAAGTATCTAATACAGTTAGAGCATTTAAATTCTTGAGTCCTATTACCATTTTGTAAAACCTTAACGCCATTTCTTTTTGTTTTAAGAGAACCACATTTAGGGCATTTCATTAGTAATCTCTCCACTTAATTTCTTTTGTTCTCTTGTAGCCCCCTCTATCTCATCAGAAGTAAATCCTTGAAATACTCCAAGAAGGCCTGTCTCTCTCTGTTTTATTGTATTACCTGAAGTACCGACAATCTTACCTAACTCTTTTATAGATTGTAAAATAATATTATCGTCTTCACTAAAATCTGCAAGATTTTTTAATTTACTAAGGACATATTGATGGTCTACCCCTAAACCCTTAGCCACATCAAGCACCGACTTCTCTATTTCTTTCATTACTCTCTCCTGTTTAAGTAGTATTGTTGCTTTCTTCCTAGCTTTTTGATTAGATATTTCATTATATGCAGTCTTATAAGCCTCTACCGCACCTAAACCTACAACAATATTAGTAGCAAATTCCTTTTCTTTATTAGTTACTTCTTTTCTTTTATATACACGATTAGAAGTGTTCTTTATTTTAGTGGAGAATGTATACCTATTTGGATGATTATCAAAGTCTGTATCCATTTTAACATTAGGGCGATTCAGAAAACTCCCAACTATAGTCCTTACCCAACCTTTTGCGAATTTATAATTCTTCCTATCTGAATGATGTTGTACACTATTCGATACTTTTATTAGTTGTACTATTCTGTCATCATCAGAATACACCCAATCCCCCTCATTTGCAATCCTCCAATCTGGATGAACTACTGTATTTGGGTACTCTTCTCTAAATTCATCTATATCTTCATAGACAAAATGCTCAACACCTTTAATCGTTCTTTTTTCGGGCATTTATTTTTTCTTGGATTTTTAAATCACCTATCTGTAATACAAGATTATCAATTAATGAACTGACATCTTTATGTATCATAAATATATCTCCATCTATCTCTAATGGAATCATCTCTTCTGAAAGGTTTTTCAACACAGCCTCTTGAGTCTTCATGGGTAAGTCTGTTAGTTCTTCTATTAAGTCAGCCATAATGATTTTTTTATACATACCTTTTATTTTCCCTGCCCTACCACCCTTTAATTTAAACTATATGTCAAGCTTGCCCAAGTTATATTTACTAGAAAATTGTACTATTTTGATGTGTGGCCTTATTATTGATGGTACCCCCTATCGGGGGGATTCGGGAAATAGAATTTCCGTTATTTTTGATTTGAATTGATTATAATATATTATATTAATTTAACTTAAACAAAGGAGTCATTTAAAATGACAGAACAAAGAGTACTAGAACTTCTAGCTGCTGGTGTCTTCACACAAGTAGAGGCTGATACGATGATAGTTGATATTCGTCGTCGTGATGCTGTAGAAGCTGAAGCTAATAAAGCTGAAGAGTTCCTCAAGAAGATTGATGCGGCACCTCTCCACACGGTCAAGCGTATGGTGAAACAGAAAGCTGCAACAATGCAGGTAACTGCTGCTTTAATGGACGATGCATTTGAAGCTAAAGCAAAGCGGAAGAAAGCTTATAACCTATCACGTTCTATACGTGGCGTTGGTGGAGTATCTTTCGATTAATATCCTTCCTTTAACTATAACAAGGGCGTCATCCCCGGCGCCCTTTATTTTTTTATTACTTATTATCCCCGTTATACTCGCAATGCGTGAGGCATAAGCGCAGAAACGCATGAATAAGTACTTAATTGCCTAAGTTGGTACATTATGAAGTGCATCAGAGAACTCTACTATATTTAGTGATATTATCTTTCATTTTGTATCAACTTGGGCATTAACTGAGGTTAAATGAGCATTTACCAAAATTCAAAGAAATTATGTTCTATGGTCTGCCAGTACCGGGAGTCTAAACTGGTAAAGTTTGGAAGAATGACATTTGACGAGATGTACAGTTCTAGAGCTGTTGATGAGCCAACCCCGTACCAGATACGGTTAGGGTACCACATTCTTTCAATCCCTTTCCTTAATTTGATGGTCTGATTTGAATAACAGATTCATTAATAAAGTATGTGCGCTCATTCTAGCTGCTTTATCAGTATCATCATTATTTATTATTAACCATTAATCAATAAGGAGTCAGTAATGAAATTGTTTAAAATGCTAATGAACCGTAAAAGAGAGTTTAGAACTTGGTTTGATGGTGAATATATATATGGTGAATATAAACTATCTGTATTAAATATAGTTAGTGAATATATTATGTTTCACGTTCTTAACATGAATTACTGTTGGGCATATACAAGAGGATTTGGTTTTACGAAAGTATATGATATAGATTATTTAATGAAATAGACTTACTACATGATAGGTGGGACATACTTTACCAAGTGTCCTGCCTATCATTTTTTTTAACCATTAATTAGTAAGGAGTCAGCATGAAAAATTTACAAGATGGTACAGCCTATGTTAAAGAATGGCTTACACAAAAGTATGGCTATTGGCGTAAGAATCAAGACATAAGTCTTCCTATTAACGACCTTGCCTTATCTCGTATGGAAGGGGCAGAAAATATCATAGGTGCAGTAGCACTTTGGTCTATAATGCTTTTAATAAAGATACAACATATTAAAGGTGGCGGTAAGACCTATGATTCAATTATGACTATGGATGGTAATGCAGATAACTGGCATGAACTATCTGATTATAAACCTCCATCTTCAGTCTATCAATACGGTCATGAAGAACACGACAAATTGCTTGTAAAAACTGCAAGTAGTTTATTAAGATATGGTTCATAAATAAATTTAGGGCATTGTAATATATATCCACAACTACAATGTAAGATATATCGGACTCCGTAATCTGGTGCAGTGCCCTTTAGATTAGTTTAACATAGCAATAAGGAAACATATTATGCCTAAAAAAATTAAAGCAAAGACAGAAATTAAATTATTAAAGGCCAAGATAGTAGAGCTAGAAAAAGAAATCGAAGAAATGAACGAAGACAGTAGAGAACTGTTTGGTGGTCGTAATCCAAATTTCTATGTAGTTGATAGAGATAAGTATATTAAACTAATAAATAAACAATAAGGAATAACAATGAAACAAGATTTATTTGAGAAGATTCTTATTATAAGTATCATGGCAATGGCAGCGACAGCCCTTATTATTGGATGTTCGATAATGATTGTCATACTAACATTCTAACAATAAAGGAAAAAATAATGGAAAGAGTTACACAAAAGAGTAAAATTATGTCACATCTTCAATCGGGTCAGTCTATAACTCCTATTGATGCATTAGAGAGATATGGATGCTTTAGGTTAGCTGCTATAATTCATACTTTAAAAAATGATTATGGAATGAATATCAAAACAGAGCTGATTAAAAATAAATATGGCACAAAGTATGGTAAATATACAATGGTAAATAATCCAGTATACAATAGTGTTATGTCGGAAGATGAAGATAAAGTAAATCTTTTATTAAAGATATATGGATATGAAAGTGTTGAGTTTAAAAATAGCATTGACAATGAATGTAGGTACATAAGGATAGCATATTGGAAGCCTATATCATATCAAGATTTGGAACAAATTCACATCCATAGTAATTTACAGCTAGAAGAGGTGAGATTTTATGAGGATGAATGTGGCTATCTATATCAGTACAACATTAAACAAAAACAAGTAAACGGAGGCAATACAAATGAGAGTGTATGAAACAAAGAACTATAATTCATTTGAGCTTATAGCAGAAAATAGGCCTGTGGATTATCGCAAGATTGAAAGAATGCGGAAAGAAATTCGGAAGAAGAGCTTAATATCATCTTATATCATAAATGTTAATAGTAAAGAAGCAAGTTCTACTAGATATGGAATGGATGGTACAAAGTTTGCAATTGTTGATGGACAGCATAGGTTTATATCATGTAAACTGGAAAATAAGAAGATATATTATTTAGTTAATGATGAATTGACTCTTGATGATATACCTAAAGCTGCTTCTATGCAGAACTCTTGGAAGATAACTGATTATTTACATCATTATGCTGAAAGAGGATTTGATGAATATAGAGCATTTAATGGATATATGACAAGAAACCAGTTTCCACCTTCAGCAACAATGATGATATTGTGTGGAAGTCGAGGAACACATGTTTCATCAAGTCTAAAGAGCGGTGAATTAAAATGTACTACATCATGGAAAGTTTCAAATGATTTTGCAGAGGCTATTGATGAAATGTCACATCATGTTAAGTTTGCTCGTAATGCAAGATTCATTGAGGCATTTTGGACAATGTTTAAGCATAAGAAGTATAAACATTCTAAGATGATGGCTAAGATGGAATATATGGCAACACAAGTGAAGAAATGTGCGGATAGAGAGTCTTTCTTAGAATGCCTGTCATATGTTTACAATTATAATTCAAGAACTAAAGTTAGATTCATTATAGGAGAGAAATGATGATAACAATCAAGGAACTAAGGTCAAGCATCCCTGACCGTATTCTTGATGTCTACACAGAGGGGGAAGTCACAGTAATAACTTTCCCTTCAGGTAGGCTTAAGATTATGCCAGAGCATAGAGCACCTAAAATGGGATATTCTTTAAGAAATGGTGGACGTAAACACAATGGAGGCAAGAAACATGGTTAAAAAGAAAAAATCTATCCCCTTCCACATATCACATAATTATGAGAAGTTTATTCATAATGGGGTAACATTTTGGGCAAGAGATAAAGAAGATGCTGACAAGTATGTAAAGAAAATATCAAGTTAACAACGATTATGGGGGTGTAAAAATATTAACTGAAGGAAGGCAAGTGAGATTTCCTATGGTTGGCTTCGGTAGATATACCAACACCCCTATTAATCTAGCAATATAGGAGTGCATATGAACTATATAACATGGACGTGTTGCAAATGTGAAAATCAAGTAGAAGAACAATTTATGAATACCGATGAAAGAATGTGTGAAGATTGTATAGACGAAGAAGACTTAGATTTACCAGATAAAATGGTGAATGATGAGTTTTGGAGAAGAGAAATTTATCTATATCTCGAACAATTAAGAGAAACTGGTGAAACTAATATGTTTGGAGCTGGAATATACCTTGAAAAACACTTTGAACTGTCTAAGGATAAAGCTAAAATGTATTTAACAGATTGGATGAAAAGTTATAATACAGGAATAAAGGAAATAGTTAAAGGAGGGGAAGAATGAGAAAACTAACAGTTGATGAAATAATACAAGGTCTTGTAGATGCATATGAAAGATTGTTAAAACTTGAATCTGATA